TCATGCTCCATGATAAAAGCGTTCATGCTTTCCCAATCGCTAGTCCAATACCGCTGCTTAACAGACCTGTAAAATAATCCTTCGGAAGTCCTAACACTATCTACTGCGTGTTCCTTGCAGTGAGATAGCAGAGCCTGTTTAATCTTATCCAACTGAGTAGACAGCGCACCGTCTTCATCTTTAAACTCTTTGGATAACTCGGCCCGTCTTTCGCGTATCTTAATGTACGCCCTAGTCAACTTATCGACTGTCACAGTCATTGCATCCTCCGTCTTTTGTTAGTAATAGTTTGTATATATTAACAATGTGTGTCTAGTCAAGCAAATCTTTGTATAAATCAATAATTTTTGAATGGACGCTAATACGCTGATCTAGCAGACTATAAATGCGTTTCTCGGCACTAGAACCCGCTAACTGTACCACCGTACATTTGTGAGTTTGCCCTGCGCGGTGAACCCTTGCGTTAGCTTGAGCGTAGGTTTCTAGTGAAGGTGTCGGCCCCCACCACACGACTGTATTCGCTGCGGTCAGTGTCACCCCATGTGCAGCGGCGGCAGGTTGGATAACCAAAATCTTAGGGTTATCTTCTGTTTGAAACCTTTGGAAAATCTCAGTACGTCTGTGTACTGGTACATCTCCACGTATTACCTCTGCGGATATTTTGTCTGCCCGTAGCTTTTCGGTCAGCAAATCTATGGTGTGCTTGAACGGCACAAACACCAAAACTTTCTTGCTGCTCTCTGCTATTACTTCTTTGAGGACGCTGTACCTGTTGGAGATATCAAACTGAACTGTCTCCTTGTCATCGGTATAGACCGCACCACCCGATATCTGTAGTAACTTGCTCATTTGCACGGCGGCGTTTACTGCAGATATCTCTTCACCTGCTGCATTGGTAATCATTTTCTTGCGGAGTTCTTCATAGTAAAACTCTTGCTGCGTTGTTAGCTGCACCTTACGTTTCACGTACACCATGTCTGGTAAGTCCAGACATTCTTCTTTTGTAAAACGTATAGCGGGTTGTAGCGCGTTGAATACTGTGTCGGTTGCAGTATCTCTTATCGCCCACTTCCACATAGTAGATTTATACATGACCATATCACGAAACGCGCCAAAGAACCTAGGAACGCCTAACGGGTTTACCAACTTGGCTAGGCCGAAAGCATCTGTCGGAGACTGTGCAGCGGGAGTACCTGTCATTAGCCACAACCACGTATCAGTTTGTAGTAGGCGGTTAAGGGCTTTCCAACGCTTAGTCTGTGCGTTCTTATAGTGTGTAGCTTCGTCCACGATAATTAGATCAAAGCCACCAGAGGCTATAGCATCTTCTACAAGTTCTACACCTGCGTAGTTTATTACTACAAACTCGGCATCACCTTCTATAACTGCTTTGCGCTTAGACTTGGAGCCATAGGCAACGTCCACCCTGCGGTGCATTGCAAAACTAAACATATCGTTACGCCACGCGCTATCCATAATAGATAGAGGGCATATGACCAACACACGGTTAACCTTGCCTTGACTTATAAGGTAGTCAGCCGCCCATATAGCACTAGCTGTCTTGCCTGTACCCTGTTCGTTAAAACAGAACGCACGTTTATTTAACGTGAGAAACGCTGCTGTCTTTTTCTGATGGTCAAACGGCGTGTACTGGCCTGTCCATTTGTAGCGTCTACTGATCGGAGACGGTGCTTTTATACCTACACTACGTAGCGTATGTACCTCGTCTATACCCCAATGTACTATAACTTCGTCACCCTTTAACTCTTTGCTTTTGGGTATTACAGAAGTGATCTGTTTTGGGTGGACTACTGGTATTACCAGAGCCTTATCCTGTAGTATTTGCATGTTGTTCTCCTACTAGGACGCGTCCTAGGACTTTCTTCTTTTAGGGCTACTCATAGCACCCCCTGCGGCTCGGTTCTTTTTACGGCTTTGGACAGTTACCCCGTCCTTATTCTTGCCACCTTTACTTAATGCCTTCTTGTGGGCGATATCCTTGCCCTCGCGCTTGTCGGCTTTGCCGTTTTTGTTGGCATCCTTGCCTGTCTTGTCCATCTTGCGCCGTGCGCGTTGACGCTCGGAACGAGCCTTGGTTTCACCACGCGCTTTCTGCTGCTGGTATTCTTTCTTATACGGGCGGGGCTTGTTCTTATATCCCATATCAATTCCTTCCGTTATGTACGCACTCTAACACAGCACAGTGGCGTCTGCATAACCCACTTGTTCGGGGGTTCCACACATCGTTATCGGCTGCACTTTGCATCTTACCATACTTACTGAGCCACTTCTCCCATAATGTTGAGCTGGAAGCTCTATGGTAGGTGTCTTTTACTATAGCTGTACACACAACAAATAGAAGTGCGGCCTTTACGGTATGTACGTTTGGAAAGTGTGCAAACACAGTCAGGGCCATAAGTTCAAGCTGCCCTTTGTCTGCGTACTTAGCGGATTTGCCTGTCTTGTAATCTACAACCCAAGCTACATCATCATCTACTATTACCAAGTCTACTATACCACGGAACCAAACATTATCGTCAAAGAAACCACACGGCTCTAAGTCTGCGGTAAGCCCTAGCTTTTCTTCGCATAGCTTGCGCCCTTGCTTGGCGTTGAGGTTATCCATCGCACCCTGCGCGTAGGAATACTTCGCGGGTAAATCCTTACCGTCACGTACATGTTCTTCACAAGCCAAGTGAAAATCAGTGCCGTATCTCATAGCATCTGATTCAACTACAGGATACTGCTTGAGTATCTTCTCGTGGTAAAACTGCTTTGGACACTGCTCAAAGGCTTTGATCTTACTAAAAGACCACGGCGCTACTTTAGTCACGCTCGGGAAACCTCTGCATAAAATGCCCTTGGGCTTCTTCTATTGAGGCTCCTAACATAGCTAACAACACATCGGTCATTCCAACGTTAGGTCGATCTTCATCGGCTCGTCGATACGCTTCACACAGTTTCGCAGCCATTTCCAATCGCACGTATGTTGCTTCATATAACTCATCATCCAAACTCATAGACATTATTCGCACTCCCCATATGATTTAATTTTTCCACTTGTTTACTTCCACGTACCATTTCCCAGACTTGCTTTGGCACACTTGCGCGTTGATCCACTTCCCTTCTTGCATCGCTAACCACTGCATAAGTTCCTCTTTGTGTATAGTTACTCCAAACTTAACCCAAGGTAGCGCGGCCTCATGCGGTTGTTTAGCATACATTCCGCGAACAAACTCTTTTGTGTTAGGTTTTGTCGCCTGACTAGCACGTTCTTGGGCTTCCAACTTGTCTGCCATTGCTCTACATGCCGCCGCTTCCGATGGAGAACATGCAGGGTCGGCAGCTTTTTTCCGTAGGGTTTCAACACGGTTCACTCGCACTCCCCATATGATTTAGCTTTACCGCTTTCGCAGTTGATAGGCAGTCCCTCGGCCCAATCAGGTGTCCAGCGCATACAATCCTCTACATATCGCTGCGCTTCGTTCACCTGCTCGTCAGGAACGCAACAAGCTATACTGTCGTGAACGGTTAGGACTACAGGGTATTTCTTAGCAATACGTAGCATTTGTTCACCAATAATGCAACGGGCTATACCTTGGCACACGTTCTCCACGACCTTGCCACCGTATAGTTTTTTGCGCCCTCGGCGTACCTTATAGGTGTACTCAACGCCCTGTGAGTTCTGGTAGCCCGACAAATCTTCGTAGTAAATATACAACCCAGAAGGTAACTTTATACCAGACTGCTCCGCACAATATGAAACCTTATGAGACGCCCCGAAACAACCTGATACACCCTGCGCTAGTTGCTTCACCGCGTGGTGCGCTTCACGCCATAGTTGACTTATTCGCCAGTTGGCATCGCGGTAGATATTGATGATCCGCTTGGCCTCATTTGGACTAACTTCATGTCCAAAAGTCTTTAGTTGCATACCAAATTTCTCAGCACCCATACCATAGCCAGCCCCTAGGATTGTGGTCTTACCAATAAACCGTTGCGCTCCGGTAACTTCCTCTTCGGCACAACCGTATATCTGTGCAGCCATTTTGATGTAAACGTCCTCGCCTCGGGTAAAGGCTTCGGTCAGATCGTTTTGCCCTGCCAACCAAGCTAACACCCGCGCCTCAATCTGGGAACTATCCGCATCTATGACACTGTGGCCTTCGGGGGCAATAATACTGTTCTTTAGTTTCTTACCATTGGCCCCACGGCTCGGCAGGTTTTGCAGGTTAATCTTATCTTGCCCACCCCAACGACCTGTATGTGCCGCATAGTATCGGATAGGTACAGGTAAAAGGCCGCGCTTGGATATAGCTATGAACCTTTGAGTACGTGTCTCCTCTAGTGTACTCTTGTTACCTAAGCGAGCCGCGACTAGGGACTGCACCCTATCGTCCTCATGTTCCTGTAATTCTTTAAACGCCTCGTCCGACTTGGCAAAGGCATAGGTTTCCTTGCCTGTCGTAGGGCTAATCTTTCTAGGGGGAGATACACCTAGTTCTTCTAGTAGCGTAGCAAACTTGGCATTACTCATAAGGTCTTTCTTGTCAGTAATGTTTGCGTCCAGTAGTAATTTGTCTTTGCGGTCTTTCACATCTTCAAGATGCTGCTCTAACAAACCTGTATCTAAGTCTAGGAAGGGTTCTATAAACATACGTAGGGTAAGGTCTATCAACTTTAGTTCCTGTCTGGGGAACGTCCTTACCATCTGCGAAAACAGTTCGTATGTTAGTTCTACGTCATTGATACAATAACGTGCGTAGTCACGTATTTCTTGCGTTGTAAAATCGACTAGGCGTTTACCTTTCGCCATAATAACTTCGTTGCCTTTGGCACCAATACCGTATCGCTCGGACATAGCTTTAAGCGAGACACTGTGTTCTGTACCGTGCAAGGCTCTACCCATACACATAGTATCAAACCATGCTTTAGGCTTCACCCCGTAACGCCAACTTANTATCGCTCCNTCAAAAGCCGTGTTGTGTGCAATGACGCCAGTTTTTGCAAAGTCTACAGAACCTAATAGTTCCTTTACTTGCTTATCACCTTGCGCCCATTCGGTTGAGTTGGGGCCATGTTTNAGCCCCAACCCAATAACTTCAAACCTACGNTCACGTATATATTCCTCTGTCGTTATCTTCGACAAAGAGAANTCTTGCGCGTAGTAGGTTTCAAAGTCCAACGTAACAAGGTTCACTTCTTTGTTACTTTCTTTAGTGCTAACTCACCCGCACACGCCATGTAACCACAGGCGTCTATGTAGTTGTCAGGGTTATCTTTGTTGGACTTGAGCCGTGCGATCTTCAACAGGGCCATCATCATCGCAACATCGGTGGGCGAGAAAGACCACTCATAACTAAAATACTGCTCCCACAGCATAGCTATGGCCTCAAAGTTATTCTCCATATCGCCATGCGTAGCNTCACGATCTTTGGTGACGTACTGCTTGGCGGTATCAAGGACACTGCTACGTGTGTACGTACCTTCTTTGGGTGGCTTGCCGCCCTTAGTCAGATTGTAGGCAAAGTCACCAATCTTTGTAGGGTCAACCTCGTCCGTTACATATACGGGTATTTTTTGTAATGGCTCTTTCTTCCAGAAATCATACTTACGCAACTTGCTTACGTATGCCACGCTACACCCAACTTTTTTGGCTATAGACTTATCTGTGTCAGTGCCAAGGGATTTTTCTAACAACTTAAATACCCTATCGCGTTTCTTCTCTTTATTGGCAGTCATAGTTCTCTCCTCATTCAAATTCTGGTACAAACCAGTCATCATCCAACGCCCACAGACAGTAGGACGCTTTCTTTTGAGTGCCGAGGCGTGATACCTTGGCTTCCCAAATCTCTCCATCACGATGCAGTTTACCCAACGCAGACTGAACCTCGTCATTAGTCGCGTCTAGCTTAGACGCTATCTCAGTAGCCCTATGTGCGAATTGATTGTCTGGCTCAGACAACAAACTAAGTATGCGATCTTCCATCTTAGCTACCACTACGCGAGGGGTTTCTTCGCTTGACTCACCTGCATCAACAGAATGTGTTACGCTTTCAGCAATAATACCCACAACCTGATATTTGGTTGCGTTAGCCATCCTTGAACTGTTAGGTATTACCCGCATCTGGGCAAGTGTGCCTTCGGCAAGGTCGTATTTGTTGACAAGATTAGGTGGTATAAACACCCGTTCCCCTTGATCTATGTCAACTCCAAACCCGCATCGCTTACCTACTAATACGTGCT